CCAGAATCACCAATCCCACTTAAACAATCTGAAGCTGGTGGAATAGTAGGTATGTCTCCTTTTGCGACTGGCTCAATGGGGAAAGCTATAGGACTTGAAAGTGGTGGATTGTTTACTCTGTCAAAGGGAGAATTCGTTCTTGACAATCAAGCTTCTGAAACATTCTTAAAAGCTGCTCAACTCCTTACTGGTTCACAGGCATTAGAACAAGGTAGAAGTGGGGGTGGAGCTCCTGTTATCATCAATAATAATAATGTAGATAATAGTTCACGAAGTGTAAACCAATCAAGTGTTTATAAAAGTATTTCAACAAGAGATACTCCAATACCCATGTATGGATAGGGGAGCCAAGAATGACTCCCCAATATAGATTAGGCAGTTTCAGCTAACTTCTGAAAGTAATCCATTCCTTCTTCCGACTCTCCAACAGTTTCTGCTGCAGGTTTAGGTGGAGCCGTATAAGGTTGACCACCATCAAAAGGTGCATCTTCCTTCTTTACAGAAGGAGAGAGCTGCACACCACCAAGACCGAGAACACGATCTAATTTAGTTTTGAGTTCATCAAAGTTTTTAAACTTATCATCACTCACCAATTCCTTGAGAGAAAATTCTGAATTCCAGAGTTCTTCCATCCGAGTATCATCATCCAAAAGTGGAGATGGAGCATCAAACTCTGACTTGTCATAATTGGAATATCCTTCTACTTTACGAATCTTCATCTTGAAGTTTGCACCACTCCATAGGTCAAATGGATTGACTGCACTTTCATCTTCAAATGCTGGATTCATAAGGTCATTAATCTTGTCAAAGATTTTCTTACCAAAACGATACAGTTTGATTGAACCCTCATTTTCAGGATGAGCTGGGTCTTTGAGAATATACACATTAGCTGTGTAATTCAGACGACGCTTCTGTTTACGGGCAATCTCTTTGTTTGCCTCAATACCAGAATTCCAGAGCTGTGAATTATATTCACTTACTGGATCTTTTTGACCAAGAGTAGTCAAAGAGTTTTCAATGTACCAGCCCCCGGGCCCCTGAAATCCATGATTCCAGATACGAGCCCAAGGGAGCTCTTCTCCATTTGGAGCTGGTAGAAATCGGACAACAGCATAACCATTTCCTGACTTGTCCAACTCTGGACGCCAGTAACGATCATCGACATCACCGAATGAATTTGGGTTTGAGATTTTCTCTGTCTCTTTGATAAGAGATGCGAGGTTGGTTTTACTACGTTGTTTCATGTCTGAGAATGACATATTGTACTCCTTATATTATTGTTTAGCAATGTATTATTGTATGATTATATTATATCATAATAAATTTGACTTGTCAAGTGCCTAAATTGGTAACTTGGCAGTCTTAGGTAAGAAGTGCAATACTTCTGCTTCTTCCCTAATCTGGGCCTTGAGTTTGGTGTTCACCAACTGGGCCGCAGTCTCTGGCTCCATTCCATTCTGATCACAGTAATGGAGGACAGCATCCATATAGCTTAATTTAGTTTTTTCAACTAATGCTATAATCTTTGTATAAAATTCACTTGAAGATTGTGTTTGTAGTGCCATTAAAATTCCTTAATTTCATCACAAAGTCCTAGTTTCTTAGCCTCCTTAGCATCCAACCACACATCTTGCGGTGGAAGAAGGTATTGTCTAATTTTCTTATCTTCAAGCCCAGTACACGTTTTATAGTGTTTAATCATTCTGGTTGTAGTAAGATCAAACTCTTTCTGTGCAGCAAAGAGTTCATGTTCTTTACCAAATGTGCCCCAACTAAATTGATGAGATAGAATAGATGTATTTGGAGTTAGCGTTCTTCTACCCTTTGTTCCAGATATGAATAGTAAAAGACCACATGATGCAATCATACCAAGTCCAGTAGTTTTTATCGGAATAGCTGAACCTCTCATAACATCAATAAGTGCAAAACAGGCTGGTAGTTCCCCGCCTGGTGAACATATAACAAGATTTAATTCTTTGTGTTTTTTCTCAGTAGTGAGGTTTGCTTCCATAATCCATTCGATAGCACTTTGAACAGAGCTCATATCAATATCATTAAATATGAGATGATATCCTGCATCGGTTAAACTACTCACCTCTTTTTTAGTTTCTTCACTAGCCATAATATCTCTTATTAAAAGGTTATCTTATCATATTTTTACTCCAATTATCAACCGCACGTTGATTATTAATAATCACCTCTGGTCACAGCTGTGATTGCATCAATTTGTTTATTTAGAAGGTCTGTTCGATTTGGCCATCGAATCCATTCTCTCTTATCACCATCCTTAGCAAGATTTTGTAGAAGTGGAAGAATTAGATCTTCTACTTCATTCATTCTAATACCCCACTTATCCTTGAGTTCTTCTTTTCGTAATTCAAGATCATCTTGCATAACTCTCATACTATCGGTAAGACTTGAAATCTTAGATTCTATTTTTTCTAATTCGGGTTTCATACTAGCAGTTGCAGTAGAGGCTACTTCTCTTGCTGTATTAACTTCAGTAGTGTGTTGTGCTTTGTACTCGTCTTCGCTGACTGTACTAAAACCAAAATCATTTAAATCAGCCATTTTCTTTTTCTCCATTTACTACTGCTGGTGGTATATTATTGTTGTTGTGAAGTTGCTGGGACTCTTTATCCTCAGCATCATCTTTATCTTTGAACCAATAATCCGTTGACTTAGCTAGTACACCAACATAGGCACCAACTAAAATATTAATTAAGTCGCGATGACCATCTTTTAAGTCTGAAAAAAACAACAAATATAACAGGATTAAAAATGTTCCAGATGTAATTAAAGAAAGAGTGAATCTAGCAATCCAATTCATCTTCTTTCTGGTTTCTATTCGTTCAAACTTTAGAGCTTCCACAGGATTTTTCCCCCACAATGCTTCTTCTGAAGCGTTTATCATTTCAACAGCGGTATTCACTTTGCCACCATAGTGTTTTGTCTTTTTAATATTTTTTGGTATTTGGATTTTTGGTTTATGTATTTGTATTTTTGCCATTAGTTTTCATCCCATTGTAACAGCTCATGTACCCCCTGCTCTTCTAGAAGTAGACGATTTTGCCAATGTTGATCTTTAACATCATCTTTGTTCTGTCCGTGATATCCAACGGCGTAACCACTTTCACACATCCATTTGTTTATGTTTGTCCATCCACCAAACTCATGTCCATCTTCAGTACAATTAATCCAAAGCTCACCCAATACTCTACCGAACTTACCTCTGCTATCTGACTCTGGGCATCTACATTGTATTTCAATATCATCTCTGTCTGACAATATTGCCCAATGCACCCACGATGTTAATGCGACCTTAGATAACTTACCATAAATTTTTTCGTTCTTGTGTCTTGTTCTGGATTCTGGTGTGTCTATTCCAAGTAGGCGTATTCTATTACATATCCGTACATCGAAACCCAAATCAAAAACTGCATCGATAGTATCCCCATCGACAATCTTTTCTACTGCGGTTATATTGTAAATAAATTCACAAGGTTCTTTATTTATATATTCAGCCATTAGCTAATCTCCATTCAAATTGCATTTTATTATTAGGCCAAGAAACAGTACATCTACCAGCATTATATGGAAGGTCAAAGTTTTTATAAGACATTCCTGTATTTTTTTCATAAACTTCTGGAACTAGATAGTATGGTGGTTTATCACCTCTTATTATGTCACGTTCAAATCGTTCTCTAGTTGCTTTTGTTTGTTTAGATGTAGTTGGTTGATTCTCTATAATAGCCATTTTATCTTTCGTAAGTAGTAGGAAGGTTTTAATTCAATTCTGAATTTTTATTCTGTTTCAAGGAAAAACCTCCCCCCAAAAACCCATCTGTATTACGCTGCTAGTGCAACATAAGCAGAAGTATAATCGTCATTATTTGCGATTAAGTTATTTGATTGTAGGTAATCACCCTATCCGTTCTCTCTGATACCTTCATTAGTAATCGAATTCTATTACAGCCCCATCAACGAAAGTCATACCCAATGTAGAGTGTGGCATAAGTTAAACATAATCCAAGTAGTATAACTATGACAACCCACATTAATTTCTTTTCCATAACTTTCTTTGGTGGAGCTGATCGGAATCGCACCGATGTCTTACTTAACTATTCTCTCAGGTCATCAAACAAATTCCTTATGAATATTTATATATCACAGATCTCAAAGGATTCAACCATCTATCTTTTGTCTCTCTGAACAACAATGGTTCTTCATTCTCTACTGCCATGATAATTACTATATTGTTTATTGCAATTCCAGTTCGTTCTTCATATGCATGAGCGTAAAAAGAACCCTGCATAAAATAGCTGTGGCATTGTTCCCATGTCTTTATTCTTCTGGAAGTCTTGTAATCTATGATAGCCGTTTGTCCATCAAACTCTGCAATCAAATCCGTTCTACCAGCTAGTTTAAGTTCATCGGAATATAGTGCACCTTCTGTGACGTGCACATTGTCTATTCTATCAAGTAAAGGATTAATGGATTGGAACATCTCAACCTCATTAGGCATCTTGCCGTCTAGAAATCCGTCTTCGTTTTTGATATAGGACTCACAGATACTATGTACGCGGGTGCCTTGTCGCGAAGCTTTTGTAGAGATTCGGTTCGCTTCGGCTTCTCCAACCCTTGCACGCCAAGCTTGTATACCAGCTTTGGACAGATTTGATAGTAATGTTGTAATGGATTGATAACTACCATTGGGTGTCTTATAAAATCTACGGCCATCTATATTCTCTGTTTGTAGTTCAATTAATGTATTACCTACATGATTAAATTTTTTCATTAGCCTGGAATCGTAAAGTCTGCGCCCGGAGATTTTTCTTTTATAACTTTCATCTTATCTGTAAGCCAATCTGGTGTTTTTTTGGTGTGACCCTTAGATGCTACATTATCGTATGCAAATAAAGGCACTCCTATTTTCTGTTTTATTGAACCTTCATTATAACACTTAATACAAGGTTTGTCAAGAGGGTCATTTCTATTTACTATAAGAAGTTGTTCTTCCCAAATATGGTGGCATTCTTCACACTCATAATCATACGTTGGCATGGATATCCTTAATGTTTATTTTAAAATTTAATCTTCTGCTAGTGCGGTTGATACTTCTTCTATCAACCCTGCTTCATTTTTTGCGAAGGAATACCCCTCAGAATATGATTCGTTTATCAATTCTGTTAGAGCCACTTCTGCAGCCGCGGTATCACCAACATATCGGTAGAGTTCCAATATTTCTGTAACTGTTGTCATAATTAATCTCAATTAGAGGATTAGAGCAAGGAAGGCTTTTCTCACTCTTCACCTACTATTATACAGGTTTATCAAGAGCTTGTCAAGTCTTTTTTACGGCCCTTCTGGCTTTATTGTAAAAAATATGAGTATCAATCTCTACTGTTTTCCGTCTAGGATCTGCCCATCTCGGACTACTAATATAGTCTGCGTGATAATGGGTTGCTCCATCCGTTATGTCCATCAAACTAGGAGTTGATAAGACATACTTAGCAACTTCTTGAGATTGTTTCCACATTGAACCAGTAGTGGGTGGTACATCCAATTTACCATCACAATACCAACTAAATTGGCATCGGTCTTTTACTGGAAATCCATTCTTATAATGTCTTCCCTGTGTAATAACTTTACAAACAGTATTTGGATATCGTGATGAGTTCACACGATTCATAGTAACTTGTGCTACTGCTAATTTCCCAGCAGTAGATTCCATAGCTGCTTCAAAATATATATTTTTTGACATACACTCTAGTTCTTCTGAATTCACCATTGGTACAACTATAGTCTTTCCATTTGTAGTTATTTGCAATGGAGACATTATTGTTGCCTGTTTGTCAGATACTGGCGGAACCCAAATTTTATATGTGGTGCCTGAATTTAGCGATGTACCAAAATACAATATACATGCTAAAGTTAGTGTTATGAATTTCTCCATATTCCTTCTTCTGATTTAGATTTAAATTCGGAAGTTTAACTGCGACGAGAGCTACGGGCGTAGCTTGTTCCATGTTGCCATGGCTCAATCATGTATGCTTTGTGGTCAAAGCTGGAGTTGTAAGTCACGCCATCAACAGATGTTGAAAAACGCTGATTGGAAATATCCCAATCCATAGTTAAAGAAACCCCAAATTCACGAGCAAGAACGACTTTGATTTGATTGGGAATCATACCCACTAAATCTAAGTGTCGTAGTTCAGCTTCCACCTCAAAAGTCTCACCATCGCTGGTTATCTTCTGTAGGTTTACTATTCTATCCTCGATGGATTTTAGTGTTTTCACGTTATTAATTTCGGAAATGTTTCTTTTACAAGGTTATAGGTTAGACCGTTACATTTAAGTTTTTTATCTTTCATCTGTAATAACAATTCGGCCTCTTTGGGATGAACACTTTCTAATAATTCTATAAAAAGATATTCTCTTCTCTGTTGGTTAAGATTTGGATTTCCACCTTCTACAAATAAATATAATTTCCTCATCAATCCGTACAAGTATGTAGGGTTTTCTGTTTCATCTACTACAGATTTATAAGGGGGATCTCCAGGCGGTAAGAGAAATTTTATATTCGGGTCATAAGTGTACTTTAGTAGTTCTCTTAAAGCGCCATTGTTTCCGTGTTTGAGAAGAATCTCTTTTTTTTCCTTTTTGTTTTTAGCCTTTGCAACATCCGCAAATATAGTTACTAATGATATAGCCATGATTAAAAATCTCCAACGTATTCCATCAAATTTTTCAACTTCTTTTCAATAAAGTAATTCATGAGTTTGCCGTGTACTGGACTCTGCTCATCAAACTGTGTCCTAATATTTATACGAATTGATTCTGGAGTTTCCCCTAAATCTACCATTGTTTTGTTCCTATGGTAGTTTCTGAGCATATCTCCTGTACAAAATTCCTCTGGTGATTTACCCCTCCAAGCGTCTAGTTTCTTCTTGGTGATGGGTGTTTGTCGTTTACCCTCAGTT